AGGGTAAATATCTTGTTGCCGTTAACGAAGATGATGATTATAAAAAGTACTACTTCATTACTAATGAAGAAATAATAATATACGGTGAGCGAAAACAGCATGAATATACTGAAGAATTGCGCGTTGTAAATCCGCTTGGTTATTTGCCGGCTTTCAGGCTTGGCGGCAAGTACATAAAAGTAATGGATGGGAATGTGATATGGGATTCAATACTTAATGCAATGGTTCCTTACCTTGATGAAGCGGTCCGCGAATACTCTGATTTGCAGGCATCGGTTGTAACTTCAATCTTCATGGAAAAATGGGCATGGAGTTCGCAAAATTGCAAAACGTGCAACGGCTTAGGCATGGTGCAGCGTGGCGATAAATCAATTAAGTGTTCGGCATGTAAGGGAGAAGGCGCAACGGCCACACCTTACAGCAGCATTATTGTAAAACCATCGTTACCGGGCAGCGCACCCGCACCTATACCGCCTGCGGGTTATATTTCTAAACCGGTTGAGATTGTAACCATACAGAATGACCGCGTTAAAGAACACAAGTACAACGCACTTGCAGCCGTTAATCATCAGTTTTTAGATGCCATACCTTTAAATAATTCAGGTGTTGCAAAGTCAGTTGACCGCGATGAACTAAACACCTTTGCAAATTGGGTTGCTGAATTGATGGTTCAGGCAATGGGTAATATTTATAAGTATATATGCGATTGGCGATACATGGCAGTTATACCTAATGCCTATGACCGCCATGAAATGTTGCCAGAAATAAACGTGCCTACCCGATTTGAATTATTATCATCAGATTATTTAATTAACGAAATAAAAACCGCACGTGATGCCGGTGTTTCACCTGTGCTACTTAATTCGATGGAGTTGGAATATGCAAGCAAAAAAACAAACATGCCTGAAGATGTTGTAAATGCAATGTATCAATCAATGTTGCTTGATCCGCTTGTTAATATGACTAACGATGAAAAGTTAACGGCCTTGCAAAATAAAGGCATAACAGAAATTGACTATGTGATGAGTTGCAACATTAACCAGTTTGTAAAAGAAGCAATGATGCAGATAAATAATTTTGCAGATATGAATTACGATGCAAAGGTTAAAATAATGACTGACAAAGCACTTGCAAAAATAAAGCAGAACAGCACATCGGCTAATATTATGAATGATGCAAACGCTGTGTGATATTAACGTATGGATGTTTTTAGAATCATTTGAATCGTTTGTTGAATGCGTGATGCCGTTGTATAATGATGAAAGAATAAAAAACGGCAAACCTCCGCTAAATGAAGATGAAACAATCAATTTATTTTTAGAATTAAGAAAAGAATACGATGGCAGATATTGACAAACTTATTAAGCTGATAGACGATGCCGTTGTAAACTTTGTTGATGGCATACCGGGAGCGCAACAGGCATTATATAAAGAGTTGTTGCTTGTTTTAAAAGACTTAGAAATTGAAAATGGTAAATTATTAAATACTGTTCACAATATTAAAGGACTTGGCCGGTTAAAAACCAAAATCAATGAGGTTATAGTAAACGATAAATACAAAAAGCAGGTAGCACAATATTTAGAACAATTTAATGCAGTAACAGCTTGGCAAAACAACTACTTTTCATCAGCAGTTAAAAACTATTCACCGCCAAAAGTACTCGAAGCAATCAAAACCGAATCAGTAGATGCTACTGTAACGGCAATGACTGAATCAGGAATTGATGCAAATGTGGGCGAAGCAATTAGAAGCGTTTTAAGGACTGCAATTACATCGGGCGGTAGTTATGCCGAACTTACTGAAAACCTGAGAAATTTGATACAAGGTACGCCTGAAACAGCAGGAATAATGGATAGGTATTTGCGCACCATTGCAACGGATTCTATAAATACATATTCGGCAACGTATAACGAAGTAGTTGCATCTGATTTGGGTTTAAATTGGTTCCGCTATACCGGTTCATTAATGGAAACTTCGCGCCCATTTTGTATTGAGTGCGAAAAGTTTGAATACTTCCATCGGAATCAGATTCCTGATTTATTAAAAGGTAAAATATATACCGAAACGGTTGAGTTATATAAAAAGACGGGCCTACCCGAAGGGATGAAGGCTAATACTAATACGGCTAATTTTGCGCAATTGCGCGGAGGTTGGAATTGCGGGCATCAGGTAATATGGATAACAGAAGGCCAAGTGCCTGAAGCTATCAAAAACAAGGCAAAAACACTATATGCACTCTAAATTGGGTGAAAAAATCATGCTGAAAAATATATTTAATTATTTTTGCGATATAACATTTAACCCTTACTATTTATGCATGACCTTTCACCACAATCTATTTTTACTTTGATAACCGTTGTGTTATCTTTGGGCATCCAATACGGAGTGTATTTGGCTTTTAAAACTAAAACAGAATTGGAACTTAGAAAATTTGAAGAACGGATGCTACTAATCGAAACGAAAGTTCAGCAATCTGATTTAAAATTGCAGCAAGTACTCGATGAAGTACGGCACATTAACGGCCACTTTGAGCGGATATTTAAAAAGTTAGATACCTACGATGAAAATATTAAAAACTTTTATCGCGATTATCAGTTAACCCCAAAGGGGAACGGTTAATGCAATCGTTTATGTAATTCTTTCATTGCTTTTATGTCATCATCAGGCCGGTTAACTCCCTTGCACCGGTAGTTATACGTTACCTTAAACGGTTCTTCGTAATAACAACACCTGCTATCATCATGCACTAATTCGATGCCGTGTTGATGCAATACGCGGCCTATTTCAACATCTTCTACCAAGTCAGATTGTTCGTCAATATTTTCGACTAATATCTTAGCAACATCTGGAGTTATGATAAAGCATGCACCTGATGCGAAGTTGCCGCCACTATAACCGGAATAGTATTTTTCGCGCGGTAAGTCCTGCAACCTGATTTTCAATTGCTCAATATCAATGTACGTTGAGGCATTTATGCGAATGATGTAATCGTAAAAATCAATATGCGCGCCTATAAATTGCAGGCACTCTTTAAACTTTATGTGCATGCGCATGTAAGTATCTTCGCACTTAGTGTAAATAGTATCGCTGTTGTAATCGGTTGACAAGTGGTTTGAAGTGTAAAAAACAGCACTACACCAGTTAGTTAATTTGCAATCACTTACAAATGTTTCGCGTTGCACCTGCCGCAATTCAGGGTAGAAATCGTTATTCGATGAGAGTATTAGAATTAGTGCTTTCATGATTCTAATTCTAACATTTCTATTTTCTCATTATAACGGTCATTCATTTTTTTATACTCAATTTCTAATTTAGCTGAGTTAAGAATAGTTTGGGCAACCGATGCTATTGATTTAGCTTGGCTATCAGAAATAGAACCGTTCTTTAATTTTTCAAGGGTTTCAAATAAATGAACCCTAACTGTTTTAATGTTGTACTCTGTTTTTTCCATGTCTATGTATTTTTATTAATAACCGTTTAGATTCAATAAGTTCACTAAAATCTTCACCCCACTTTTTCCCGTTAGTTATTCTGTTTTTAATGTAAGAATCTTTTAATTCTGAAATAGCTTTTTTATTGGATTTGTTATTTATCGTATTGTTATGTTTTTTAAAATCATCGTTCAATCTTTTATCAGCAATATAATTATTTATGTAATCTGAAAAGTATTTTAAATGATTTATCCTATTAATCCTGCAATATTTATTCCAACAGTCTTTACATCTCGTCCGAAGCCTACCATCGCCCCTATTTGCATTTCGTTGATTATCACATTCAATGCATTTCATATTTATTATAATCGTTTGTCGTGTGGCAATAATCGCCTGTTGTTTTTAATCAGTCCTCTTACTGTTGTCGGGCTAATATTATATTTCTTTGCTAAATCACATTGCCTTATTCCGTTACACCAATCAGTTAAAAGGTTTTTATTGCGTTCAGATAATTTTTTCATTTGCTCCATAGCTTCTACGCTTGCTAATTTGTGGTCGCCAAAGCCTGTTGTAGGGAGATGAAAATTAATTATCGGCATTGTATTATGCGAACTTGCGCTTGTAAATGTTAGTGGTGGGCAATCACAAGTTAATGAAAACGGTGAATGTATTTTAAAGCATCGCGGGCATTCCCAACCTATATTATTTGTCATAATGCTAAATATTTATTTCTGTAATCATGCATCCAAAGTATTTCGTTATCCGGGTACTTTGCCGAAAACAAATCTACTACTTTCTCAAAGTTAATTGCAGCGGTTAAAGGTCGCGGCAGGTGTGCATCAATTATGTTGTCGAATCTTCGCGGCCAACCATCGCGGTCAGCGCGGTTTGTTGCGGTGCCGCCTTCGTTGCGCCTTGAAACCTTATTGAAGTAAATACCGGAACTGTTAATTGCCTCAGTCAGTAATTCCTGATCCAAACTCCAATAATCACCGCGCACGTTATTTGAAGGCAAATCATTGATAAATGATAATGATGATTGAACGGAATCTTTATCAGTAATATTCATTATCCTCTTCCATTTATAAGCACTCATTTGAGTGTAACACATTGGAATTTGACCATCCGCTAAATCGTATCCTATAATAATTGGCGATTGATTAAATAACTTAGAATCGAATACGCACATATCAACGTCAGCAGTAATTAATACAGTATCAATATTTTCGCCAATAGCCCCGAATAACCGGCTTACCTGAGAATAGGTAGGCTTTAAATGTTCGGCACATTCGTAGGTAACAAATTCCACATCCATATTGGCGCAAAATTCGCGCACCAGTTTAAACTTTGGCGAAATGTAGTCATCAGATGCGCACATGCATTTTACATTGTAGCCGATTTTATTCCAACTGAAAACCGCGAATGGTAAGTTGAATAAATAGTTATCATCGGTAGTAGTTGATATGATTGCTTTTTTCATTTTTAAAATGGTAATTGTTCTATTATTATTTCTGATTTATAAGCTAATTTGCGTAATGATATAATTCCTTTTTTCGATTTGCCAACCATTACTGAAACAGTGCCGTTGTTATAGACTTTCCGGGCAGGTTTGTTATTGAAAAAGAAATTACCATTCATATCGCAATATAAATTTTCTATTCCTCTGAATCTAAATATTTGTTTGGTAATCATTGATTTAATTAGAACATAATTGCGCCAATCCATAAGTTATGAGCAATAAATAAAGAACTCCACGTCCCAATCTTTTTGCTCTTCATTTTCCTTTGTTTGAACTATTTTCAATAACGGATTTTCTGATTTCTCAAAACCCCATTCAGTCATAATTTCAGGCTTACCACTCGAAAAATGATAACCGTTCCCAGTGCTATCTGTAAAAGATGAATGGGGTTTTAATTGCTTTCTGTGTTTCGCAAAAATAACAGCGTACACTTCATTTGATGTTTCTATCCACATTTTAGTAAAATTTACTACTCATAACAGCGTATATACAAGATACGCCTACAAGCATTTGTTTATAATTTGAAATTTTCGTTAAGGCGTACCTCGTATATACGCAAAACGTTACCAGCAATTTTAGCCAGTAGTCGCTTTGACAATATCTCGCTCATCATCAATCTCAATTCCATAGTGCCAAGTTTCAGTTGTTCCGAAAGCCAAACAGTATGTTACGCTTCGGTTTGGTCTTAAACTTATTCCTGTTACCATTCGCCCGTGTTGTTCATTGTCCATTTTTAGATATACTGTTTGACCTATCTCAAACTCAATCTTATGTCCTGTCGAAAGAAAAACTGCTGGTAACACGGGTTTTGCGTCAGCAGGGGTTTCGTTTTTCAAATCAACTTTTGTGCTTTTATTTTGCTTCATCTTTCAAATTTACTTTAGTGGTTAAATGCCCTGCCGAACGCAAAGCCCGAAAACGTTAGTGGCAAGGCTAAGAAAGCTCCCACTTATCACAAACCAAGTCGTTTAAAGTTATTATTTCAGTGTGTCTTTCAGATTTTGGATTTGTGCAAGTATGCTTTTTCTTTTTACCATCGTAAAAACTTTTGCAAAATTTACAATCTTTGCATTTAGCGGGTCTTGTGTATGTTGTTACTCCCATTTTATTTAAGTTTGTGAAAAGCCCAGCCACTAACAGCGTGTATAAAAAATGGCGGGTTCTCGGTTAATTTAAAGTTTTGTAATTCTAATTAAGTTCTGCGTTTGCTGAAAGTTTTGGTTTAAAAATCCGCCACTTCTTATACACGCAAACCGTTAGGTGCAATAAAAAATAAATTTACCACCGCACCTATACTAATCAATATCTGTATCCTATTTCAAAATATAATTTCCAAAATCCGAACATCACCGATTTTTGGCAGTTGTTTCCAGTTAGCCAAATCGGGAATAGTTGCCACATATCACTTCTTCTAATTCCAAGCGATATGAATACGTGCCTCCAACTCTTTTCTTTGTTTGAAGTTTGCCAAACTGTAAAGTAGTTATGACACCAAAAATCGCCTAATCTGGCTTTGTTTTTCCAAGGATTGATTTCATTCGTTGGAGATGCTTTTAATGTAAGTCCCATTTTGTAAATTGTTTTTTAAAACCCACGCTAAATTTATTTTTTACAGACACCTAACAGCAGGTAGGCAAAATGCCGCTATGAGCCTGAGTGCTTTGATATTTACATTTGTGGTAAGCGGCACTATCGCCTACCTGCTACACGTTAGGCGTAATTTTAGCGAACACCCGAAGGTGGCAGTCTTTCCTTGCTGTCATAAGTTATCTGATACTTAAAACCGTTCCCTTTTATTTCAGAGACCAATCACCGCTTATGTTTAAGTGCTTTGCGGTAACACTATTTTTTGTAAACATACTTTTTCTTAAAATCTTCCGTTGTAGTAATAATTATTTTTTCACCTTTATTTAAGGCTTCCCAAGCATCTTTACTCATAATTAAATCGGCAGTATGGTCGTTGCCAATTCCAATCACCACATTAACAGTTTCTACAAAGAACTCTGTTTTAAACCCTGCTTTGTTTACAGTAATGTTAGCCTTCGGGCTTATCTTAATTTCTTTCCCAAGTCTTGTGAAGTGGTCAATTTCATACTGATAAGTTCTTGTAGCTTTTTTGCCTTTAGGTGTTACCATTTCTACACCTATCGTTTCGTTTGTTTTTCTAATTTTAGACATATTTTTATAATTTAAGACACAAATATACAAAAATAAACTTAAAACCAAAAAAACTACGCCTAACAGTGGCTTTGCGTCATTTTTTGCCTTTAACATTTGTGCTAACTTTGAACATTCGAGTAGGCAAAAAACGAACGCAAAGCCCCAAACCGTTACCAGCAATAGCTAAAACTCGTTCCATAAGAACGGATGTCCTTTTTTAGTTGCCAGCCGATAATCTTCCAACTTGAAATCTTCGCCATGTGCATCTTTAAGTGTTTCCAAATCACCACAATCTTCGTCATCATCATTGTTCACATAAACGTCTGCCTGTATTGTTTCAAGTCCAGCCACTTTTCTGAAGGTGCTTTCATCATCAATGTTAATGTGAACTTGCTTTGTTCTCTCCTCGGCTGGCAACTTGCTGATTGCTTCTAATAAATCATTCCATGTAAACCCGCTACTGCTGGTAACATCGGCTTTGTGCAATGCCTTACTTTCGTCTTGGTTTGAAGTTTTGTTTTCCATTTTAAAATTTGTTTTTTAATGATGTATCAGTTTTAAAATCGGCACTGACACAAAGCCGTTTACCGTTACCTGCAAGGCTACGATACAGCTTCCAAATAGAATATTGGTTTACCAATTGACTGTGCATACTCAATTTCGCTTCGTGTTGACTGACCTATGTAACCACCTACATTTAAAACGAATACTTCATCAGCAATATCAATTTTACGTTTGTGCAAATCATCGGCTTTTTGCTTGTAGTCACTTTCTGCACCATATTCACGTTCAATATCTACGAACATGCAACACGGCAACAAAGCGATTTCACCTTTCAAAACAGCTTCGTATTCTGCTTTTTTAAATGCTTCTAATGCAACACGGAGCGAACCGCAATAGCATACTTTTTTTGTACTTTCCATTTTTGTTGTTAATTAAATTCCTGCTAATAATACCGCCCAGCAGGTAACAAGCGGTTTGGCAATATGCAGCCAATGACATTTGTGCTTTAATTGAACTGACTGCAAGGCTGCACATCGCCAAGCCGCCAGACCGTTACAGGCAAGTGTTAGCACCCTACTAATCAATGCCGACAAAGAACGCTAAATCATCGCCACTTGACTTTTCATCTTCATTTTGACTTTGTTCTTCGTTTTTTGATTCAGGCTTTGGCATATCTTGTATAGATTCAACAAGTTTCTTCATTTCGCCTAAACACATTGAAAATCCTTTTTTGTAGTAGCGAAAAGCTCGGCTCATAGTTGAAGCAGGATAAGTAATCTTGTTTATCATTAATTGCCTTTTTGCCAAGTCCATAAATGTAGTTTCGCCATAATAAACATTTTCAGTATCTACTGCAAACATTGATACAGTAAAATCAAAGGCGTCAATAGTTTCTTTTGGAGTTGCAAAAAACTTTTTAACCAAGTCAAATGTTTTGCCATTATAAACTATTTTCATTCCATTATCACTTTCCCATTTAACCGTACATTCTTTTGCTTTGAAATATACTTTTGCTTTTTCGTATTCTATTTCATTAGGAAAAAACAAATCATAGTCGGTTTTTACTTTTACGCCAGCGAAATAATCACGTAAAGCACCGCCAGCAAGCCAACAGTTAATATTAGCTTCTTTTAATTCGTTAAGAATAAGTTTGCCGTATCTTTCAACAGCGTTTGTAATTTGTATCATTTTGACATTCGTTTTAAATTAACCCAAACCTGCCTGTAACATCGGTTTGCCAAAAGCTGGGCAGAAGTGGTAAATTCAGCTTTTGTACCTTTAATCGGCTTTAGTGCAAGGGTTTAGCATTTGTACTTCTAATCCCAGCCTTCGGCAATCTGCAAAATGTTATAACCCCTTAATAAAAAAAATCTGTTCATCGCTTATTTTATTCGGATAGTACGAAATAATATCCTGATAATGCGGCATGATTATCTGTTGCTGATGCAGCGACAAACTAAACGCTGACTGGTCTTGCCGGTGGAATAAGAATCTTTTATCTTCACTTTGATTATCATGCAACCGCGAACCTTTAAACATGCCTGCATGCATGTGTTCAGACCAACGGCCAAACAGATTGCGCGCATCAGGATTATTAAAGTTAAGACCTACGCAACCGGTAGCATATTCAATAATATTTTCAGCTTCATCGCGGGTGATGCCGCAATGCTGCAATATACGGTCATTGCAAGATTGAGCGCAATTGTAGCCGGTGCGGAAAGCGAAGATGCCGTTATCATTAATGTAATCGAATAACCGCATTACATCGTTAATTGCATACACAGATGAATCAAGCCATACTATATGCGTATAGCTTTGCATCAATGCTTCTTCGAATGCGTAAATCTTAAATGCATACGGATTTTCTGAATGCATCGGCCAATTATACGGATGTGTGGTGTGCGATATAATTTCACCTGCATAGCCGTGATATATCAATGACCGCTCTAACCGGAATTGCCCGCGATTGTACCAACCGCCAACACCGTATGAGATTATGCATGTTTTATTTGAATCCATTGTTATTTAATTAGCTACCTATAAAGTATTCAGCAATCTTGCAACGTATTATCCATATTACTGTGCAGAGCCAACCAGTCATTGATTGATAGTTATGGTCTATGCCTGAAACAATTACGCATCCTATGGCTAACACGAATGCGATTACATCAGCAACATTCCTTAATTTTTTCATGTTAATTTTATTTAAATGCAAATGTATAATAAAATATTATACGATTTACAAAATGATGAAAATATTTATTTTATGCCGTATCTTTCGTTATGAGGCGTTGAAGTATGCCGGTAGATATACATAAATTCGTCAATGTGTACTTCAGTTTTTAGTATCGGTTTTATCCGCTTTGCAAAGTCATGATCTTCGCCAAATCGCATATCATTAACACCAGTCCGCAAACATAAATCAGTTTTGATAGGTGTTTTAAAAAACGGTGTGCGGGCGTGTTTTATGCGGCCTGTTTTGAATGATGCCCAATCGGAATAGTTTAAAGAGAAATTAGATAACTCAATTCGGCCATCAATAAAGCAATGTTCTTTATAAGTGATGCAGTCCGGGTAAGCGTGTATTGCAAATAATACCTTTTTAACGTATTGATTATGCAACCAGTCATCATCATCTACCTGAACGCTAAACTTTGCATCAGCCATTTCATAAAGTCTTTGACGCTTGGCTCCTATGCTCAATTGCTTGTTATCCTTGCATGCGATAACTTCAACCACATCTTTAAACCGGTCGCGGTTAATCTGATGAGTAATGAAAGAATACAACTCATTAAATAACTTTTCGCGGCCTAATATTGTAGGGATTTGGATAGATAACAACTTCATAAATACAAATTTTTAGTATCTTTTTTTAGCCCGAAATTAATTAATTTTCTACGTTCAAATGTGTTTTTATCGTATGCGAAAAATGAATCAGTTTTGCGGTACTGCGCATCCATTACCCCGCGTTTATTGTGCATCGGGTGCAGGTGGTTAAAAAGCACGTTACCATCACCCATGTATTTATACTTACCGCGCAATTTAGCCACTTCCATCGCTTCGTTATCGCACCAAAGCGAAATATAATCAGGATGGTATATGTAGTTATCGCGGTTGTAGTATTCGCGGCCAATGATGCTCAATGTCATTAATTCTGACTTGTAGCTGTTGCCATCATCGTAATGTAACACCGTATCTAACCGGCCATGCAAATCATCGCAATGAATCATATCTGAAATAATAATCTCATCGAATCCTTGCTTTACAAAAATCATATCATCGCTCATATTAACAAGTATATCCCACTTGTATGATATAAATTCCATGTCGCGGTTTATGGCATGCACTTTAGAATCGCTAAAATCGAAGCGGTATGTTAAATGATCAATGTCATCCATTGCATTCATAACGCTATCATTATTCATGCTTACATCGTCAAAGTCTAACGTGGCATGTATGTGATACTCATCGCGTGTGGAAAGCGATTGAATGCTGTTTATTGCCCGAAAGAAATTGACCGGGCGCGACCTGCTTGTTAATTTATAAAGGATATTCATATGTCATTAATGCCGTTTAATACATTTCGCCAATATTCTACTCGTAATTTAATTACAGCTTCATCTATCCCATTGAAGCGCGATATATACTTATAATCATCAATAATATTATTAACGGTAATTAATGCGGATTCTTTAGCCAACATCTTAACTTCAACACCATCCCCTGTATCGCTTAATTCGCCATAACACACATCTAAGTGTTCATTAAATAATTGTATTTCCTTTTCTTTAGCATCCATATTCATCGCTGTTAGGGAATAATCTACTGTTATACACAATATAAATAGTGAACCTGAACAAAGTAACACGCTCAATGCGGTTATCTGATTTCTTTACCAGTTCGGCAAAGGCTTTTCTGATGTCGCGGGTGATTGTCATTTAAAATGGAATTTTTATGCAAATGTGGCTTTCTAAATGTCTGCGATGATCCTCTTTTAACTTAAATATAGTTGACACATAATCATTATTCTGCTTATGAAAATCATCTATTCTTTTAGCCATATTTTCAATAACATCAGATTCGTTAACAATAGAATAAGTAACTACCGGTGTGCAAGAATAGTATTCAACGCTGGTATGCATTATCATTTTCTTTTCATTAAAAGCCGTAACGAATTTATTCTTTATTTCAATGAGTTCCTGATATTCAGACAATGGAACTTGTACTAATGGCTCGCTCATATTGATTCCCTGATTATTTTGTAAATAGTATTCTCCATACTGAATTGTTTAAGCGATTCCGCTTTCACTTCCGATTGTTTTTGAATCACAATCTTATACACATCTGCGGGCATGTGTTTTTTGCAAATCAATAACCCGAATTTACGCTTTGCCGTTCTAATTTTTGCCATATATTTTTTTAATTAATGCATGAACTTGTTTTATATGATATGAAAGCAATAGTTGGCTATAATTCGTACTGCATAAGCAATCGTAATTAACATTTAACAGCCACTACCAACTAAAACTCTCATAAATATTATAATAAAATATGCGCAAATATAATACAATAATGTTACAAAATGCACTTTGTCGAAAATTATTTATTTACATTTGCAATTACTGAACAAAAACTTAAATAAAATGAACCAATTAAAAATCACCTCACCCGATGGCAGAGTATCATTCGCACCATTAAACAATCTCGATTATTTTGAAGTGTATAACAGCCGCGTGAAAGAGGCTGATAAGTACGCAGTTGAAGAAGTTGATAAGGATGGTAATGTTATTGCCACTCATCAAGCAACTGCAAAGGCAGCGCAAATGGATGTTATCAAATTGCAAGCCGACAAGATTAAAGAACTTGAAAGCAAGCTAAAAAAGGCCACTAAAACTGAACCATTAACTACAAAATAATCATGAAAAAATTAGGTGATATTCTCGATAACTTATTTAAGAAAGCCGGTGTTGATGAAAACAACCCGACAATAATTGCATTACTTCAAAATGATGCAATCTTTAAAGCCGAAATTGACGAAGCCGCAGCAGACCAAATTCAGGGCAACCTGCACACAATTGACAGCGCAAAAGCGCGAATACGCAAAGAAGTATTAGCCGAAACATATAACGGCATTGATGCAAAGTTGGTTGCTACGATGGATGAATTACAAGTTCCTGATGATGTTCGCGCTTCGATATTAGCCGAAAGGTCAACACCTGAACGCGCTTCATTACTCGTTAAGAAAATAAAGGAACTCGAAGCAAGCAAATCATCAGCCAACACGAAAGGCGAAAAAAGCGAATTGCAGGCCGAAATAAACCAACTGAAAGCACTCAATGCTCAGGTGGCAAATGATTACAAAAAACAGATTGAGCAATTGCAGCAATCGCACGAAAACGAAGCTATTGATTGGCAACTTACTTCATCATTGTCCGGTTACAATTATGCACTTGGCGATATTGACCCAGCTTTGAAGATTCAAACCGCTAAATCAGCAATCACTAATGCCATGCAATCGGATGGCGTTAAGGTTGTCAAAGAAGGCAACCAACTGAAATTAGTAACTGCGAAAGATGGTACTGATTACTTTAATAAACAAAACAACAAGGTAGATTTAAAACAATACGTTGAGCAACAACTGGCTCAAAATAAATTGATCGCTGTTTCAACCGGGCAACCCGCAGCACCTGCCAACAACAACGGCCAAACGATTACAAAAGCCAAACAGTCATCACAAGAGTTAGCATTCATGCAAAAATTGAATGCAGACTTGCAGGCTGAAATGGCTCAGTAATTCGGCAATACGAATTAACTTTCGTAACAATTTAATTTACTAAACACATGGCAAGTAATATCGGTGTTAGGCAAGCTATTTTAGTTGCCCAACAAGCCGCATTTAACGCGGCTGCCCCTATGTCAAAATTGACACCTGCGGGCTATTTAGATTCATTATTAAATAACACATCACCTAAAGTTATCAGCATGAATGTTGATGATGGTTCAGGCTACATTAAAGATGTAAACGTACGTTATCGCAAACGTGCCGCAACCGGTGAATCAGTAACATCTGATGACTGCTCTATTCAGGCAGAACCAGTATTCTACAATCAAACAATTCCGGCTTTATCATTCCGCAAAAAATCGCTTTACTTCGATTGGGATTTTATTGAAACTTTCCAAGAAGATGCACTTAAAGTTATGAATGTGGGCAACCCTTCAACTCCAATTATGGAAGAGGCGTTGTATGCTATCATAAATGAGTGCAACGGATTAATCGGTGATATAAACAACGATTTGCTAACTGCTCAGGTTGCCGCATTCGGGGTTAACGTGGAATCTGCAAGCAATGCAGCACGCACAGTTAACTTTGAGTTGACTACCACCACAAATGACCTGACTGAAGGCATCACAAAACTATTGAACGATGCTATGCAAAATGAAATGCGGTTAAGCAATGCATACATTGTTGGTGCCGGGTTGGTAAATCAATACTACCTGCAACAAGCATTCAAAGGCCTTGACGGTAATGGCGTAAACACAGCTGCGGCAACAATGCCAAAGATGTATTATGACCCTTACACAGCTTCAAAGTGGGGAACAAACCAGTTCGGATTGTTTGAAAAGGATTCAGTTTCGTTCCTGAATGTATGCAAGTTTCGCGGGCCAAAAACACGCAGATTAGGTACATCGCAATTCTTCACAATGACTTTGCCTTTGGCTGATTCATTGGGTGGTACAGGTTACCGCACTCTTGAATTTGACGTGCAAATCAAAGAGGTGGATTGCCCAAATGCATCAATGACTATCTACGGTCAATCAACATCGGTTGGTCGCGGTTATTCGATGGATATTATGTGCCACTTTGCGCAGGTTAACATACCGGCAACTGCTTACAAAGCAACTGATCGCATGTATCAAAATAACGGTACTTTGCGCTACGTTGCTACCAACTCATAAAAATGGGTTCAGTTTTCTTTCCATTGCGGGGCGGGTTCAATGCCCGCCCTTTTTTAAATAAATAAACCAAAATAACATGACACCATACGAATGTTTCAGGGACTTTATAGGGTTACGGGGCTGCAACTTAGCCGCACCTGAAAGCGGGTTGTATATCAATTCGCTTGCAGGAATAAGCATGCAAAGCATTGATTCAATAGCTAAGCCCGATCAAGTAACCTACATTAATGTGTGGAGTGATGTTCAGGAACGCGCATTGCGAAAGTTTGGATTAGACGTTATAAATGCATTCAAAGAAAAGTTTAAAATCAAAACAATTCAACGTAGTGTTGATTTAGGTCGGGTGATTGACACAACGGCTACAACGGCATCAAATGCAGATTGGCGCGGGGTTTATTTCAACATTGATAACACGAATGACAACTACAATTACTATTCATCAATGCAGGTAATGTATGTTGAATCGGTAAGTGTTTATTTATCAGCGGTTCCTGCCGGTAATTTGATTTTGAAAGTGGTTGATATTGCAACAGGCGAATTACTTGACACAATAACAACAGCGCATGCATCATTAACTACCGGTTGGAATGTGGTAACGGTTAACGAAAAATATGAAACTAAGCAATTATTTATAGGCTACGATGCAACTCAAATAACATCGGTTGAATTGTTGGTTAACGAATTAGCATCGGATAACTTTTGCGGATGCTGCCAAGCGGTTTATGGTTGTGATTGTTGCGGGGCTTATTATGGTGCAATAAGCGATGATTTAACAAGCGTAACAACAGGAAATAATACTTTCGGTCTTACGGCTAAAATAAGCGTACAATGTAGCTACGAATCGCTTATATGTCAAAACAGACAGCTGTTCGCTACCTGCTTATGGTATTTGATGGGTTCGGAAATTTGTACTGAAAGGATTTATTCGCAACGCAATAATTACTTCACCTTTACAAATGAAGAGGCCGAAAAAATGCGCACAGAATACTTTGCCATTTATGAAAATGAACTTAAAACGGCAGTAGGGGCTATTCAACTGGACCTGAATGACTGTTGTTTAGAGTGCAATCAGGAAGTAACTTATAAGGAAATAGCATTGTGATTGAAATAAAAACAAATATCACCAAAGCCTTTGAGCGTATCATTGACCGATTGCCACAACCGGCAAACACGGATAAAATGCTTCGCACCATTGCTCAAAATGTATTTGCCGAAATGAAGCAACGTATTCATAAATCAGGATTAGATTCATCGGGCGCGCCAATTGGTGATTATTCGCGCGGGTATATGTACACGCGGGTTAAAAATAATCGCGGCACTTCGACTAAGGTAATAATTAGTTTGACCCGGCAAATGGAAAATGACATGAAAGTTATTGCAACCGATAAAGGTTACGGCATAGGGTACTCAAACCCTGATGACTTCGATAAGGTTGCATACGTTGAAAATACTTATGGAAAAAAGATTTTCGATTTAACACAAAAGGAAAAAGAAATTGTAAAAAATACTGCAACGGAATTTATAAAAAACCTGCAAAATGGCTAAGCTGAAAGACATCATTGACATAATTAATACCGGCATCGAAGCTGAATTAGCTGACAAACGATTTGCAGGTAGCGTATTTCATGCCATTGCAACACAATCAGATGACAGCAATGCAACTACATCGCCTTACATAATTGATTCGTTTGGTGAAGCTACAAATGTGCTGTACGATGATAATAAACCTGTTGTGCTTTATCATAAGTACAACGGCAGTAATACATACAGGAGTGAAAGCATTAGTCAGTTTGGCGATGATAACGAAAAAGTATCAACGGCATATAATATAACGCTAATCGTTTTCGGTTCGCGTAATTTAACGCAATTGCAGCCTGATGACTTAGAAACATTGATAGTATCGGGTATGCCAACGGCATTAACAAATGCACAATTAAACACATTGAATCTACTTGGTTGTAATATTATTGTGAGTGGTTCGGATCACAATAGTATAAATATCTTTAAAAGAGAGTTTACCGGACAACAAAAGAAGTTTGACCCGCGCATTTATATGTTCGCGTTAAATTACACAATCGAATGTAGTTACGATAAGGGCTGCATTAATACTTTATGTTGTTAATTAATTAATACTTAAATATCATGGCAATTACTTATCCAACGGGTTGCGACACGCTATTAGATAGCCACGTCTGCGACCCATGTCAAGCGGATGAACATGGTCGGGTTAGGGGCGTAGCCTTTTATGATTCTGACTATACGTTTGTAGATTTGGGAAGTTCTGCTGAATGGGATGCTTTGCTACTTGCAGGGCGAGCGTGGGTTATCCAACAAACCAACGGTGAATACGATGGAGGCACTCCAACATTTACTGAAGGCTTTGGTGATGCACCGCAATCGTACTCATCATCAGAATTTAAACTGGTTTACAATGACCCGACATTTATCGGGAACCGCGACTTTTACAATGCGCTAACCAAAACACGCGACAAAAAGGTAGCGTGGAGGTCAGAAACGATAATTCAAACATCTGACGTAGCTGTTACGGTGTTCGCAAAATCGGCAATCGAAAATGACGTAAAATCGAAGCGGGTGTGGAATGTTGAAGTAACATTCAGCCAAGCGGATGAACCGGTGCAAGATACCGTTCCTGCGGGCATCTTCGACTTATGTTATAACGTAACGTAATAGAGGTTATTCATAGGTTTATTTTTGGGGAAGTGCGGTCAGTTTTGGCCGCATTTTTTATTTTTATACCAATCAATTTTTAAAAGGCGATTGGTAATCCCCGTTTGAATCCCCTTTTAAATTGCCTGTCAAAATAGTTTTAAAACATATAATTGATTAATTTATGCAACTTTATTGTTAAAGTTTTAAGCTACATTATCAATCACTTACGTTAATTATAGAAAATTATTTTGCTTCAAATGTCGGGTGTATTATAAAATGTTATACTATTGCAAAGTCAAATCAAAACAAACACTAACAATTTAAAGTCAAACAAAATGAAAATTCAAATCGAAAAAGTTATCGAGGTAAAAACAGACAGAAATTATGAAAGTCTTAATTCAATAATAAGACATGCATTAGCAGCTCATGGTTTTGAAGAATTTAAAATCAATATGATGTATAAGAAAAATGTCATAGATGCAGATTTCTTTATCTATTACGGTTCAGCACATATAGCTGTTCATGAGATACTTCCAACAGGCGAAAAATCAGAAAGACTATTATTAATATCAAAATAAAAGAGGTTTTGGTTCGGTTGCCTATTTTCCGCGAAATGGGCGCAGGGTAACCGCTTTTTCAAAACATTAAATTCAAAGCAATGACAACAAGACGAGTAACTGAAATCAAAAGACCCGGCCAATTCTTATACAATGGTTGGTCTTATAAATGTGAATCATGCGGCATCTGTACGCAGGATTATAGCATGCCAATGTTTTGGCGCATTAACAAGGGTGTTACATTTGAATGGCTGCAATGCCCAAACCCTAAATGTTTACGCAAAGGGAATATCTACATTAATAAACATAAATAATCACAATTAAATTCAAAAGAAAATGAACCAAAAAGAAAACCTCGAAAAGTTGGTTGCCGAATTTATAGAATCGGCATCAATCTTAATGCCCGGTGTGCATGTATCGATTGACTTAAAACAAATTGACCCGCATGACCTTAGCCAAGTCAATAATGAATGCAGCCGCAGTTACATTGCTGATAGCCATACAGGCGAAGTAACTTATAAGTTATCTTCATTCAAATGGTTAGATTCAGAAATGAAGCATGCATTACATCTGTCATCTAAAAAAATAAACGTAACCCCGATAAACTCATGAGCATCTACAACAAACTGCTTGCAATTCAGCACCGTATAATCGGACTTGGCAAGGATAAAAAAGGGAACAACTACGATTACGTTACCGGTAACAAACTTTTGAATGAAGTTAAACCTATGATGAATGATTTGAAGCTGATTCTGAAGCAAGAAATCATTAGTATTGACAACGAAAGAATTGACTACCGCACCGGAATAGGTACGCAATACGAAAAACCTAAATCAGAAATATTATCAAAAGTAATGATGAGGTTTACTTGGGTTGATTGCGAAACTGGTGAAAGTGATGTTAATATGTTTGGCGCAAATGGTCAAAATGATTGGGATAAAGGAGTTGGCAGCGCGTTAACTTATGGTGAAAGGTACTTCCTGCTTAAATACTTTCACATTGCAACGGATGAAGATGATATTGATAATCCTGACCGAAAGAAAGAAGAACCGCAACCACAGGCACCGCAGCCGCCAAAAAAGGAATTTAAACCGGCCACAACTGAACTGACTACAGCGCAAAAAGAAAGCGTGTATAAGTTACTCAGCACTTCATCGCTTACTATACCTGAACGTGCGAAAATATCTGAAAGCATGAATAACGAAAAATGGGACTCGGCTAAATTTGAAAAGTGTGTTGAATATTTAAAAACTAAACAGGTACAGGCATGAAAGAAAATCTAAAATGGGAAACGAAGAAGGTAAAAGTTAAAGACCTTATTCAACTGGATATAAACCCGCGAAAAATATCCGATGAGAAAAAACAGAAACTTGTTGCAAGTTTAGAAAAGTTTAACTTGGTAGAAATACCTGCGGTTAATACCGACATGCAAATTATAGGCGGGAACCAACGAGTAACAGCGTTAATGATGGCAGGCAGGGGCGAAGAGGAGATTGATGTAAGATTCCCGAATCGTAAACTTACCAAAAAGGAAGTAAAAGAATACGCCATAATAAGCAACACGCACGCAGGTGAGTTTGACTTTGATATGTTGGATTTAGAGTTTGGCGACATTGACCTTGCTGACATCGGATTTAATATTGAAGGGTTGGATGCGTGGCAAAAACAAAATGAAGCAGCAATTGTAGCCGAAGAAGATGATTTCGATGTTCCCGAAGGTGGAATTGAAACAGATATAGTGCTTGGCGATTTGTTTGAGATAGGCGAGCATCGTTTGCTTTGCGGTGATAGCACTGATTCAGATTCGGTTGCTAAACTTATGAATGGTCAGAAGGCAAATATGTTATTTACAGACCCTCCGTACTTAATGGGATTCACAGGTAATGTTCATGCAGACGGAAGTAAAAGCCATAACGCAAAACATGGTGCGATACTTAACGATAAAATGAGCAAGGATGATGGCAAAAGGTTTATAAATGATTTAATTGTTAATGCATCCATATTTACAGAAGGCGCATTTTATATTTGTTTTTATAGGTTGGGTATGCATTATATTTTTAATGCCTTACACGATAATAAAATAGAATATAAAGCTGTAATTATATGGGATAAAGGAAACCACACTTTAAGCAACAGCGATTACATGAGCAAATACGAGCCTATTATTTATGGATGGTTCAATAAGCATAAATTTTATGGCAGTCGTTCAAGCTTTGATATATGGCAAATCGACAGAACTACGAAAAATGATTTGCCCCCGACAATGAAACCAATTGCATTGTGCGAAAAGGCTATTAATAACAGTTCGGAGCATAACGCGATAGTATTAGACCTTTTCTTAGGAAGCGGCAGCACAATGGTAGCCGCACATCAACTTAAACGCAAATGCTACGGAATGGAACTCGACCCGAAATATTGCGAAGTTATTGTACAGCGTATGCGAAAACTTGACCCAACAATCAAAATAACCAAAAACGGCAAAGAATGGAATACAACGAAGATTTCTTAAAAAAGATGGTGCAGGTGGGAACGCTCGGCTACCCACTATCAAAGATTGTTAATGTGCTTGATATTGACAACGAAAAGCAATTTACAAAAGACTTTGATAATAAAAATCATCCTATTGCAAAAGCGTATCAAAAAGGCATTGATAAAGCAGATTTTGTGATAGATTCTAAACTGTTTGATATGGCTAAAAATGGCGATTTAAAAGCATTGAAAGAATATGATGAGCGCAAAAGAAAAAACATTTATAAATCAAATAAGCAAAATAACGAAAGGCTATGATAACCATCCCCGCACAACTCGAATCAATAGCAACGCGCAAAGACAACACAATGCGCGTTGCATTTGGCACTCAGGAATTACCGCCATCGGTAGCCGGTGATTTGTTCAGCATGCAGAATCGCTACTGTTATTTATCCATCAAAGCTGAACCGTTCCGCGATGAAGAAATAAAAGCCATATCGCAATTAGAAGCCAATAGTGATGATGGTTTTAAATCGCCATCGCAAAGGATGCGCGGTGTATTGTTCAGGTTATTCGAGCAAAATAACGAAGGCTACAAAACATTCACGCTTTATTACGATTCCAAAATGGAGCAATTTATTAATCATTTAAAAGCAAAAATACTATGACATTAGAAACTATCATCCAAAACATTGAGCGTAACAGTTACCGCGAATTAACGCTTACAAAGGAATTTGTGCGCATTTGCGAAGTGGTGCGCAATTACTTTCAGGTTGAAGAAAGCCTGTTTTACAATGCCGAAAAAACACGAAAACGTGATGTTGTAGATGCGCGGGCGGTTGCCATATTTTTCGGGCATAAGCATTACGAATCATTCGGGTTGTTCGGTTGGAGCCGGATGGCATCGGTACCGAATATGGATCATGCATCAATGATTCACAACAACACAAAGATTAATTCATTGCTGAAGTACGACAGGCCTATACAATTAGTTGTTACTCGGATTGCAGAATTACTTAACAAAGAAGTGGAGGTTGAAAATGCTTCTTAGATTCATTTTAGCATTATTCCTGCTAATCGGATTTTTTACATTCATTTTTGAAATGATTGGTAATTCTATTATATGGATATTTACCGGAAAATTTAACGAGCCTTTAATAATATTTGTACTTAAAGAAATAAAGGAACTATGAAAACAATAATCATCATCCTATCACTACTTACATTTGCAAGCTGCAAAAAGTGCGTAACCTGCAACAGCGAAGTTACTACAACAACGTATTACTACATGATGAGTAACCCTGACAAACATTATTTAACGCAAACCGATGTAGCTTCGATTTCAGAAGATTTATGCGAAATGTCGAATAAGGATATAAAAGCCAAAGAAGGTTACACCGGCAGCGTTACTGAGGTTGTTATTGGCACAAAGCACTACGTTACCGATGTAAAAATTGATTGCAATTGTAAATGATATTGAAATAGTTTTTATATTTGCGATGCTGAAGTGATAAATCAGTTATAATAAAACGGTATAATGAAAAAAGTAATCAAACATTTTAGCCCCAAGTGGGATTGTGTAGTAGGCGAGTACCGTTGCCTGCATTGCCTTATCAGCAGCACAATTTCGCTTGGGGCAATTATATTTTAATAGCTATGATATACAAATGCTACGTTTTTAACGAACAGGAAATGAAGGCATATATTAATGCTGACAACCAACTATTCATTGAAATTTCAACATCAGATAGTGATAATATGCTTAATCAATCCATTGTTTTAGATGTTGATGAGGCAAAAGATTTAATTAGTTATCTTAATGAGTTAATTAAGCAAATCGAAACTGAAAATGGCTGAATTTAACACATACAAAATAAGCCGCAGGTGGTTTGACTTTTGCTTTGAAAATCCTGATTTAATAAGCACATCTCACACAGCTATTTTATTTTTTGCCATTGAACATTGCAACCGGTTAGGCCAAAAAGAAAAATTCGGGTTCCCTTCACAAATGGCATGTGATGCAGTTGGTATAAAAAGAGTTCAAACATTCATTAAATATTTAGATGATTTGATTGAGTGGGGATTTATAAAAATGATTCAAAAATCAAAAAATCAATGGAGTTCAAATGTCATTTCTATAAATTTTGCCATGCCAAAAAACGTTGGAGCAACTGTTGAAGCAAGTGTTAAAGCACTTGATAAAGCAATGTTAGAGCATAGGGATAAGCAAGTGTTAAAGCAAATGTCCTATAATAAAACAACTAAACAACTAAACAACTTAACAACTAAACAACTTAATAATACAGCATCTCAAAATTTTGAATCTGAAAATGAAGTTGAAACTGAAAAAAATATTGAACAGCGAAAAATTGATTTTTTTAATCAGGTCGGGTTGCAGTTTTCAACTCAATACGCCAATTCGATGCTAAATGAATTTTGCGAATATTGGGCTGAACATAATCCGAACGGTAAAAAGATGCGGTTTGAAATGGAAAAGGTATTCGACATTTCGCGCAGGTTGAAAACTTGGAGCAATAATAATTTTAAATCTAACAAAAATGGAACTTCAACAAAATCAAAACTCGAACAAACTCAGGACGCATTGCAACGAGCTTATGCTGACATTGATGCAAAATACGCAAGCAAAGACGTTCGCTGATTGTTTAAACTCTAAATATCCGGTTATCAGTAATCAGTACTGGGATGTTAAATTGCTTGAAAAAAATATTGTTGACCGGTGTATGTTATTCCTGCAAATCAATTGCGAAAATTCAACCGAAATGAACATTGCAATATCAAAACAATTTGCTGAAGATATTATTGAAACCCGCTTAGACTGGCGCATTGAGGATATTGATTACTTCTTTAAATTCTTTCGCAGGCGCAAAGATATTCCGGAGTGCTGCATTATGGGTAACAAAATAACTCTTGATAAGCTGATGCAGGTTGTAGGGGCTTATGAAATGGAACGCGCAAATGAAAAGGTTATAGCACTAAAAGCGAAATATCAGGAACCTAACGAACCTATATTGCCGGTTCCGGTTGGAAGCAATGAGATAATAAAAGAAATTTACGAAAGGCTAAAACCGAAAGAAATTGAGTATTCGCAGCGCGAAAAATCAGATGCCGAATTACTGATTCAGGACTATATGCGCGAATTTGATGAGTTATTCATGCGCAATCCGGTTGAGGTGCGCGGCAAGCGATTTGTTGAAATTGAAAATATAATGATGGAAATAAATGATTTCCTTACTTACAGATTAAGTCAAAATAATTTGGATTAATAAAAATATTATTATACTTGCAAAATGAAAACTAAACTAACACTACTATTTTTTGCGCTGATTGCCTTTGCATCAGCCACGTTTGCCGATGATTGGCAATACCTCGATTCTACTTTCAGGGCAATGGAAACCAAAAAAGAATGCGGTGGAGTGTTCGATGGTAAACAACGAACATTCAACATCACTAAGCCGGTTAACCTGCCGAAAATAGGCAAGGATAACAAAACAAAAACATTTTACATTAGTAACATTGTTGTAAAAGGCGCGGGGTTAATAGCACCTGCATCTGATTGGAAAGACATGCACAATTTCCAAACTAACAGGACTTTTATTTTTGATAACGTGAATATTTACAATGCCGATATAGGCATGCTGATTCAAGGTTCACACCGATCAACATTTAAAAATATATCTTTTTGGAGTTGCCGCACCGGTGCAAGATTTGAATTATGCCTCGAAGGTTATGCCGAACAAATGCAGGAGCATCAATGCCGCGATACTGGTGTATATGTCGGAATCAGTAAACTATCAGGATGCACCGAATCAAACAGTCAAAGTAACAATTTCAGGATAAACGGATTTAGAAGTTACGGTGCCGGAAATTCGATTGCATTGATTTATCACGGTGTTTCAGGCGGGGTAGTTACAAACCTAACTAACGAAGGTGGCGGGTGTAAGTGGTTCCTGCTGATTAATTCCAACGGTGGCCGGTTCATGAAGGATTTCCGCGCGGAAAACTTTCATGTGGAATGTGCAAATAAAGAAGCAGTAGTTAAAATCATTGGCGGTGGTTATGCGAATTACTACATCAGCGATATATTCCCGCAGGTGGGTAATTACCTGATTGATGCCGAAGGAAACGGATTTACGGTAAACGTAAGCAACTTACTTTATCAGCCATACAATACAGGTTGGGTAGTTCCTTACATCAAATTTGCCCACAAATCTCAGCCTAATGGCGAGATATGGTGGAATATTGTAGATTGCGTTACATTGGATAATATCCGAACTTACTACGATGCTCAATACTGGAAAGTTGCATCAGGCTACTCAATGCCAAATCCATTTAGTGCCGGGCAAGAAACAAACAACAGAGGCAGCAACAGACTTCGCGAAACACCTTACATACTTAAATAAACCAAATAGCCATGACAGTAAACAAAGACGAAATGAAAGGTTTAGGCCTGCTGATTGTAGTAGTCATTCTTGCAATTACATTCGTTGCCTTAGTAGTAAATTTATGAAGCATACCGAATCATCACTTCAGGCCGAATGCGTTAAATGGTTCCGTTACCGTTACCCGCGCGAAATATTATTCGCTATTCCCAATGGTGGCAAGCGTAACGCGATAACCGGTGCAATAATGAAACGTGAAGGCGTATTGGCCGGTGTGGCTGATTTATTCCTGATGAAAGGTAGTTGCGGTAACGAAGCATCGCACGGGTTGTTTTTAGAAACGAAAATAGGCAAAAACAAACAACAGGAATCACAGGAACTATTCATGGAAAAAGCTATTGCCAAAGGTTACGATTACAAAGTTTATTATACATTTGCAGAGTTTCAATCAATCATTTCAAATTATCTAAAATATTAAAATCATGTCAAATCAAAATCAAACAGTAAAAGTTTATCCGAAAGGCTTAATAGCTTTCGCCAAAAATGAAAAAGCACCGGACTGGGTTATCGGTTCAATGGTGATTAACCCGAATCAGTTATTTGACTGGCTAAGTGGAGAAGGGGCGCAGTACTTAACCGACTACAAAGGTCAGCCGCAATTACGCCTCCACATGGCACACACAAAAGATGGCAAGTTATCAATAAGCGTTGATACTTGGAAGCCTGCCGCTACTAAACCTGCTGAACCGTTTTAATAATCAAAATCATGACGTCAGTAAAATTTGAATGCGAAGAAAATGACCCTAATTATTTAGAGGTTTATCCTGCACAAAGAAATCTTATAGGATTTAAAATGATATTCGATGGCGAACCATCGGTTGTTTCAATAAACGAATTTGATGCACTCAGACTAATACGGGTATTATCTGAATTAGTGCATGATATAACTTACAATAAACCTGAATAACCGTTTTTAATCGTTTAAATGCGCAATTTGCGCAAAGGTGCGCATACAATGGCGAACAAAACAAATCATCCAAAGGGAGTTATTTATGGCGGGGCATCTCGAAAGGGAAAGCCTAACAAGCGCACCGTTGAATCAGTCAAGCGCGTTGAATGGGTGCTGTCTATACTAGAAAAAACACTTGAAGATGATATTGAATCCGTTAATCCAAACGAGCGGGTTAAATTGTGGAATGACTTACAAGAGTATATCAGGCCGAAATTAGCACGAACTGAAATTGATACCGGGAATAGTAAGGTTGAAATAAATATCGATTACAAGCCGCCAACGCATTAAAAAAAATATTTTCTTCATTTTGTCGGGTGTATTATAAAATGTTATACATTTGCTGCATCAAATTAAAAATCTAACAATTTAAAGTCAAAACAAAATGGAAAATCAATTTAGAACATTAAAAAATGGCAAGGTAGCCGTTACAGTTTGGGCAAATCAAACAACAAAAGAAATTTATCCTGCACACCGAAACTCTTTCGGTTACAATGCACTTCAGGCAGGTTATGATTCAGAATTTTACAAAAAGTATGGCTGTAATATGAAATTGAATGCTCCAAATACTCGACATGGCTCATATAGCTATTCGGCACGTCAGATGGAATCAATCGGATTTCAATTAGTAATGCGTGGTGATATGCCGCTATGGTCATGAGCAATGAAGAAACAGTAGTGCTGAACCTACTGAAACAAGCATCAGGGAAATTAACACAAAGGCAAATTGCACTATCTGAACCGTTTTTAGGTTGCAACATTCACGAACGCGAAAGCGTACCTAAATCGCGGCAATTTGAAACTACTTTGAGGCGTGTCAGGCAAATAATCCGCGACTTACGAATTAATCATAAGCAACCGATACTAAGCGATGCGCATGGTTACTGGTATTCGACTATCATTGACGAAGTAAATGAAGTGTTGCAACGGATGGAATCTATGGCGTATGCTCAGGCGGCAGCGTGGTACGAAACATACCGGGCAATGGTTGATATTTACAATGTAAAAAGTAATTATTTTGACCGGCAATTAGATTTATTCGAACTTGGTGATATGCCATTTTAGTGAAGTACAACATCAACATAGACCCGCGTGTAATCTTACCAAAGTATCAGCATTTACTAAATGATGATAATGTTGATATTGACTTTCTTTATGGTTCGCGCGATAGTTCAAAATCGCACACAACAGCACAATTATTAATTCTCAAATGCCTGACTGAAAAGTATTTCCGGTGTGTGTTGGTGCGTAAAGTGTACGCCACAATAAAGGATTCTCAATTTCAGCTTATAAAGGATATTGTAAACGATTGGAACCTGAGTAATATGTTTACTTTCAATGTTTCGCCACTTGAAATTAAGTGCATCAATGGTAACCGTTTTATTTGCAGGGGATTCGATGATGCTCAAAAGATTAAGTCAATTCAGAATCCAAACTTTACATGGGTTGAAGAAGCATCTGAATTAACTGCCGATGATTGGATAGTGCTTGAAACATCATTACGGACAAATCAAGGCCGGGTAAAAACATTCGCCACATTTAATCCTGAAGCGCAAGGTGATTACCGCGACTTTTGGCTTTACAAAGATTATTTCAGCCATACCGAATTGTTATCATTCAAAAACACTAAGACCGTTCAAATTGGCGATATTGAAATAAATATTGTTTACCGGGCAACGCATAGCACATACAAAGATAACCCTTATTGCAGCCCGCAAAGGATAGCTATCTATGAAGGTTTGCGCGACACTTCACCATACTACTACAAAATTTACTGTTTAGGACTTTGGCAAAACCGCGAAAATAAATCACCATTTATTTTAACTTTCAAACGTGAAAAGCATTTAGGCGAAACAAAGTATAATCCTGAAATGCCGTTATATTTATCATTCGACTTCAACCGGAACCCGATGTGCTGCAATGTTATTCAATGGGATAACGCTAATAAAGTTGATGTGATTGAGGTTATAAAGCTACCTAATTCATCTACTTGGCAGGTGTGTGAATTGATAAAAATGAAGTACGAAAGCGAATCGCATAAACCACTTTATATTGTATGCGGTGATTATTCGGGTGTTGGGCAATCGGCTATGGTGCGCGAAGATGATCTGAACAACCATTACAAAATTATCATGCAGGTGTTGGAGTTATCGCAAAATCAGCTTCAATATATCCTTAACCCGCCTATTGAAAAGAATCAGGTTCTTTGCAACTGGGCATTTCAAAACCTCGAAATTACTATTAACACCGACACATGCCAACCGCTTATATTTGACATTGAAAATGCTGAAATGCTTGCCGATGGTAGCCTTAAAAAACGCGACCGAAATGATCCATCACAACAATTAGATGCATTGGATGGTTTCAGGTATTTTATAAACAGATATTTCAGGGGTGCAAAAACAGGTATTGAATAATAAAATATTTTTATATTTGCAAAAATAAAATACCAATGTCCTGCACAACTTGTTACAAGATAAAAATTGAAGATTGCGCTGAATCGGTTACCGTTGCAGGCGCGTTACTACCCAATACTACTTACACATGGGTTATAGCTGATAAATTCGGGCATGAGTGGAGCGATACCGTAACTACTGATGCTGATGGATCATTTACTATTGATTTGACAGATGCCATGTTCCCGGCAGGGTTGTTCAATCAATTCAGCAATTTAACTCTTGAAGTATTTTTGTATGCCACACAATGCGAAGCCGCTACTATGACGTTTTGCGATGTGGCTTATACATGCGTAAATTTTTCGGTTAATCCGGGCAACTACGTTTACACGAATCCGGCACCGCGTCCTGCTGGCTGCGATGTGTGTGTTAAATATGCATCAGTAGAAATGACTATTGATGAGTTTATGGATACGGCAGATGGGCAAGGTATAGCGGTTGTTTCACCAACAACAGGAAGTTCTTATATCATCATTGGCGGGTTCATCAAATTTAAAGAGTTGAGTGATTATGGTGCGCCATTGTCAAATGGATATGCATTAATATCTAACGGAACTGATTTAACATCATTCAGGACAAATGTGCCTGACTTAGTTAATGTTTATAATCATGTATTAGGTGAAGATTATTCGCAGCAATTTGTGCCATATACAGTTGCATCAAGTAATCTTTCAGATACGCAGCAATCACAAAATATTGATGATTCAGGCATATATATTGCATCAATTGTAGATTATAGGCCGGTTCCAATCGTAGCATCATCAGTAATTGTTGGCGTGTACTATTATGAAATAAATACATCAGGCGAAAATATCTAATGTCAACCAAGCGAAGATTAGTCAAAGTAAACAACCGCATCAAAGAAGTAATTGATACGGTAGTACCGGGTGCGGCAGTTTGGGGCAGCATTACAGGTACGTTATCTTCGCAAAGTGATTTACAAACGGCATTAAACGCAAAACAGGCCGCATACGCAATACTTACCACGTTAGGAAGTTTGGCGAATGCAACAGGTGTACTTACAAATAACGGTGCAGGGGTTTTAAGTTGGGCAACACCGGCCACAGGAACAGTTACATCCGTTGCCGTATCTTCAACTGATTTAAGCGTTGTAGGTTCGCCAATAACCACATCAGGCACATTCACATTAGACATCAATACGAATGCAGTTACATACGCTAAGTTTCAGCAGGTAACAGGATTGAGTGTTGTAGGTGTTACAGGCACGTCAACGGCAAACGTAGCAGCCATAACAGGCACGGCAAACCAAGTGTTGAGAGTAAACGGAGCAGGAACAGCGTTAGAGTTCGGACAGGTAAATCTTGCATCGCCCAATGCTGTTACAGGCACTTTGGCAGAGGGTAAAGGAGGCACAGGCAACAACAGTTATGCAATAGGTGATTTGCTTTATGCATCAGGTGCAACAACGCTTTCTAAATTAGCTGATGTTTCAGCAGGTTCTTATTTACGTTCAGGCGGTGTAACAACTGCGCCTTTATGGAGTACGTTAAAATTACCAAACACCGCAACAGTTAACTACATACCACACGCAACATCTGCCAACACTATTGGCGAAAGCGGGAATCTTCAATTTGACGGCATTAATTTTGGGGTAGGTGGCGCATCAGCAGGAAGCAGAGTACAAATAACAGCAGGCACGTTAACGGACGGGGCTACAATAAATGCGCTTCGTGTTACAGCCACAATGCCGACTACAATATCGCAAACTAGCAATGGTGTAGATTTTCAAATTACATCAGCAGGAAGCAGTGCATTCGCCCAAAGGGCAATGAATATAAATTATTTGGCAGGATATACGGGTGCTTCAACTACTGTTGCACTTGGCGCGACTTGTGCCGTAGCAGGAACAAATGGTTTCGCGTCAAGTCTTGGAGCAGGTAATTTTGGAATGTCTGGAGCTGCAAGCGCAACGTGTACAGGTACGAATGTCGGAGTATTCGGCAGCGGCACTAATGGCGATATAAGTGTTGGTGTATTGGGTAGGGCTAACACAGCAAAAAATTCAGCTACAAATATCGGAGTTATCGGTATTGCACGTAACACAGGCACATCACCAATTCAAACAGGTGGTTATTTTGGTTTACATGCGGCTTACCCCACTATGGCAAGCGCTGCATTGATGTGTGATAACGGAAGTGAAACTTCTGACATATTTGTTGCTCGTGATAACGGAACGGCCAAATTTAAAGTGGCTGATGCAGGTAATGTTGTTTGTTCCGATGCAGCATTAGCCACTAATGCAACGAATGGATTTCTTTATATACCTACATGCGCGGGTACTCCAACAGGCGTACCAACAGCGTTTACAGGTACGGTTGCAATGGTATTTGACACAACAAATAATAAGTTATACATTTACGATGGCGGTTGGTTAGGTGGAACGACACCGGGCGCATTCGTATAAAAATATTTGTCTGAAAGCATGTAAATGCAAGTAAGCAATGAGGGGATGAAGGGAGTGGCAAACCAAACGGTGTAAATTAACTCATGGCAAAGGGGGAAATAAACCGGATAACTGCCAAGTTAGAAGTCTGAAATGCTTCACCACTCCCGACATTTTCAACTTAGTCAAATCTTAAAATCAAAATAAAATGAGTTTATTAAATCAAAAAAAGAAGCCTGCAAAAGCTATTGTAAACAAAGAAAGTGCAAACAAAACAGTAACACTTCCTGCAACGGACTGGGCAATACTTACAGAAACATTAATATTGATGGCTGAAAAGGTAGGCCGGTTAGATATTGACCCTAAATTAGTTGGTAATGTGTATCAAAATTGTTTAATATTGGCAAACGAAATTAAATCTCAAACAAATGGCATCACGACTAACGCTAATTCGTAAAACATGGAAAGTAATTGCTGAACGTAGTAATTACACCGGAACAGAAATGATCGCGAAATCACCCGAAACAGGCGATTACTATTTCATGCGGTTCGCTTACAACGGTAACGAAGTATTATCAACATCAGAAGGTTATAAACGATTGCGCGGGGTTATAAATGCGCTAAAAGTTGATTATAATTTAGCGTTATCTTTCGCATCGAAAAAGAATCTAAATCACGCTTATGAGTACTTTAAAAACGTAAAGGCAAAATGATAAAGGTAAAAAATGTAGTTAAGACACAAAATGGATGGACAACTGCATCGCATGATTATTTTTTAAATAAAGTAGTAAAGCGATTTAAGCATATAAGGGTTGGTGTAATTGGCGATAAAGAGCCTTTCGCCTATACTTACTTTAGAGTTTCAAAGAAAGAAGTAATTGAACTTGTAAAAATTAATCAATGTGAAGTAAGGTATTCAATTGAGTTATACTCAAAAGTTCAAATTGGTTTAGAAGATATACTTTTCATAAATAAAGTAACATCGATAATTAAATGATAACAAACGCAATTATAACATCATTGGTATGTGTGGCCGTGCATAATGCATTGGTTGCCGATGGAATGTTACTCAAATGGCTTGGTGATTATATTGACGAAATTGTAAAAGTTGAATTTATTAAAAAGCCTTTGTTTAAATGCCTGCCTTGTATGGCTTCAGTTTGGGGAACGGGCGCATATTTATTTGCATATCCGCAACATGACGTTATTCAATGGCTTATATTTGTGTTGATCGTTTCAGGAATAAATAAACTGATTCAAACTTTTATTTATGAACTATAAATCAATATTACAGTCATACGGTTGGGCATACACGCGCACGTTATGCTTAAAATGCAATGGCGGTAAGGTGATTGAAGTTTATAAGCACACAGATAAACGGGGTTACGAAATTCATTGCCACTTTGCCGGAAATATTTTTCGCGTTAAGAAATTAGGAATTAGTAAATTTACCGGGCATTTAGAATCACTCGAAGTTCAATTACAGAAAATATGAATTGGTTAAAAAAGATATTCAACAGAAAACCCGAATGGCAATCGCGCCCGGAACTTGAAATAGTGCCGGCATTCGATTGCGAATGGGTGCAGTATTATCAGTTCAAAGATTCGTTTAATATACCTTGCCTGCGGGCATTGTGTGCTTTAACTTACTATAATGAACTTTCAATGCGATGCGATAATGAATATTTAAAACTGCATTGCGACTTTGTTGAAAAGGTTATTGCCGACAAAAAAAGTATTGATGTAGGTAAGCTGGCAATCGTAAATAAGAATTTGAAGGACCGTTTGAACATGATAGTGCCTACTGATATGGTTCTGAAATTGGCATCGGTTGTGTATTTTGATAAAACAGAAAATCCTTATGTATATGATTATGCCTACGGATTGAAGAAAATTGAATTGTGGCGAAAGCAAATTAAAAAGTATGGCTTTTTTTTTCATCAGCCGCTATCACAGTTGATTCCACAATTAAAGGACTCCAAAGAAGATTTCCTGATATACTCGGAAATAAGTCAGAAGGTGGTGAATCAAAGTTTGGAATATCTCACTTCACAAATATCAATGAAGGACTTGAGCGGCAAGAGCGCGACAAACTGAGTTTACAAAAATGGTTACCTGCTAACATAGATTTGCAACAGGTAACAATACAGATGTACTTTTTTTATTGTAACGAACTTAACAAAGAGGTTCGTGCGCAATTAAAAGCCGCGAAAAATGGCAAATGAAAATATAGTTATTGACTTTACGGTTAACAGTCAGCAACTTGAATCAGCAATAGATTTATTAGAAAAGTTAGGGCAGGTTGACAAACGTACAGCCGATGAATTTCGTAATGCAACCAAAGCATACAATGAGCGCACACAATCTATAAACGCGCAATCAGCCGCAATCGAAAACGAAGCCAAGTCATTAAACGACTTAAATCAGGTTGCCAAAAAATCAATGGAAGGCATCCTTAATGCTTCAAATGCGGAATTAGTTGAAGGGGCGTTGTTGGGAATACAGGATGCACTCGATGAAGTAGGAATGTCGGCTAAAGATTTAGCAGGCGCACCGGCACAATCATTACGCGGAATAACCAAAGAAATAAAAGGCCTACAAGCAGAGGCGGCAAGGCTTGAATCGAAAGGTGATTTATTAGGGGCTGAAAAAGCCTTAAAACAAGCCGGTAAATTGCAGGATAAGATAGGTGATTTGAGGGCGGCCACTAAAGCCTATGCAAGCGACACGCGCAAATTAGATGCAGCGGTTCAATCTATAACAGCCGTTGCATCAGCATATCAGGCTGCGCAAGGTGCAGCGGTGTTACTTGGCGGATCATCGAAAGAGTTTGAAAAAACATTACTGAAACTGAATGCAGTAATGGCAATCACTAACGGCCTGCAACAGATTCAAACTTTACTTCAAAAGGAATCAGCACTTTCGCAAGGTGTATTGATACCGTTACAAAAGGCATGGACTGCGGCACTTGGCGAAACAGCAGGTGCAGCGCGGTTACTTCGCGGTGCATTGATAGCAACCGGAATTGGGGCATTAGTTGTTTTGATAGGTACATTGGTTGCAAATTGGAAGGAGTTTGTAAAGACTATTGAAACAACTTTCCCGGCAATGACTAAGGTTTTTGACTTCTTTAAAAACTTCAAAGCCTATGTTTTGGGAACCGTTGCCGCCTCAATCGAATCATTTAAAGTGCTTGGCGAAATAATAAAAGACTTGTTTACTCTCGATTGGACTGAATTAGAAAAAGACTGGAAGGAAGGTTATGCGCGTATTGGTAAAGCAGGCATGCAAGCATTTAATGACCAAGTTAAAAAATCAGCACTCGAAGCATCTATAAAGGAAAGAAAATTCAGATTAGATTTACTTGAAGCGCAAGGTAAAGACGTGCTTCGCGCCCGCATTAAACTTGCAAAGGATGAATTAACATTAATTAAAGACAATGAAGATGAATATCGCGCCAAGCTGATTGAAATTGAACGTATGCGAACAGAACTACGCATGCGCGAAGTTAAGCGTGCGGCTTATGCTGAATTAATAGCACAACGAGAATTATCAGAAAAGATAGATCAGGAAGAAAGAATAAGATTAAATAAAAAGAGAGATGCTTATATAGCTTCCGCACAATCTGACTTCGATATTGCGGCCAAGTCAGTACAGGATAGGTTAGATTTGGAAATGTATTTATATCAAAAAGAAAAAGACCTTGCAAAACAAAAGGCTGATGATGAAAAGCAAAAGCAGGAAATGCTTAAAAACTTTACCATTGACACGGCATCGGAAATATCACAAGCAATCTTTCAAATAAATACACAACGCAGGCAGGCTGAATTAGAACTTGCACTTTCAACATTGGAAGCCGAAAAGGAAAAAGCACTTGCAAATAAGCGATTGACCGATAAAAAACGGGCGCAAATCGAAGAAGAGTTCAGAAAAAAAGAGGCCGCAATTAAAACAGATGCTTTCAAAAAAGACCAACAGGCAAGAGTTACAGAAGCCGTTATTGCGGGGGCGTTGGCAGTAGTAAAAGCATTACCTAATTATGTACTTGCGGCAGCGGCAGCGGTAACAACAGCCGCACAAATAGACGTTATCAAATCGCAACCGATTCCAAAGTTTGCAAAGGGTGTTGAAAGGTTATCTGGTGCGGGTACTGAAACATCAGATTCGATTCCTGCAATGTTATCGAAAGGTGAAAGAGTTGTTCCGGCACGAATTAACTCGGATTATTTTCCTGCATTGTCGGCAATCCATAACGGCAAAGTATCACCCGAATTTGCAAACGCTGTTATGACTATGCCTGAATATATCGGGTTGGATAACAAGTCAGCCACGTTATTAGCAGCATCAAAAAACACATTAGATTATAAAGAGTTATCGCGCATGTTGGCAAGTGAATTGAAAGATACGAATGAAGATGTAGTTAACACTTTGCGCGATGGTATTTATGTAAAGAATATCCGCGACTTAAAATCAAATATTAATCACGACATCAGACGAAAATAAATGGCATCACGTTTTAAATTTTACTTCGATAATATACTTGTAAGCGAACCGCTTAATTGGTCGGATATGTCAGTTAGCATAACGCGGCAGGATAACGGTGTGTTGATTCAACAGGATGCCGATGTGCAATTCGCGGCTGATAGCTATCAATATTTATACGCAAAATCGCAGGCCGATGGTTTTTGTAGTCAGGTAATTTACACCATATACGAAGATTGCAGTCAGGATGGCAACTATGAGTTAACCGATACCGGAATAATATTTATATCCGATTGTGAATTTGATTTAGATATGTGCATTTGCCGGTGCAAATTGCAGGATGATGGCTTTTATTCTAAAATCAATAACAATAAATCAATCGAAACATCTGTTGCCGTTGGTAAATCGAAGTTAGGCAATGACATCACCCCAGTTACACGCTTTGCAGTAGAGTTCTTTGAGCCTTCAACAGGCATTTATTCATATAACTGTTACTGTTATACGGTATTCGATGCAATACGTTATTACATTGACTTTATGAGTGATGGTGAAATAGGTTTTGAATCATCGGCATTAGATACCGGTGGCGAATTTGAAGGAATGTGCATGACCACAGGCGCGGAGTTATTTTATCAGGATAATTCAGAATTTAACTTTACAAATGTTCGCAGGCCGTTTTCAGAAATAATAGAAACCGTTTGCAGGTTGTTGAATTTGGGTTGGTGGTTGGAGCGCGATTCGGCAAATAACCCGGTATTCAGATTAGAAGATAAAGACTATTTCTATGCTTCAACTATTGCTTTCAATCTTGATAACGTAAAAGGCATCAGCAAGCGTTATGCAAAGGATAAACTTTATGCAACCGTTACACTTGGCAGCAGCGATACTAATGACGATGTGAATTACACATTCCCTGAAAATATATCCTTTAACGGATTTTTGCAGGAACAATATCAAATGTTGAGTAATTGCAATATTGATGCAAACTTGGACTTAACAAGCAATATTATACTTTCATCGAATGTTATTGAGGCCGCAGTAACGGCAAATGATAATTCTTATAACGATGGTTTGTTTTTGGTAGATGTAGATATGGCTACTTTAAAAGCTGTTGCATCTGATTGGTTGGGAACGCCCGATGTGTATTACAATGAAAGGCTGAATAATGCAAATGTATTGCAGCGTTCACTTGGTTATGTGCCGAATGAAATTGCAAACTATTTAACCGGTGTTAGTCCGTTATTTCAGGCCGCAAAGACAAGTAATCAGAATATTGCAGGCGCGGGAACGGTACTTACCGAACCGATTGCATTTCAGAATGATTCAACAGGCGGCAACTTCGATACTGATGGAGTTTGGAATACAACTACTTACGAATTTACCGCACCAATAGCAGGGCTATACACTATTGATGTAAGTTTGATTTTAGATAATTTATTAGCCGGTAGTTATTCAGGTTATATTAAATACCGCGTTTACGATGCAGGTGGTTTTGCCGGTGGCAATTTATATGACACTTACGAAAATGCATCAATAACAGTAGTTTCAGGGGTGCAAACAAAAACAGATACCTACCAATGTTTTATTCCGCAAGGCTATAAATTAGTAATGGCATTAGAATTAACAGGGTTGTTAGTTTCATGTAATATCAACACACTTTCAACCGTTGCATGTACGGCCTCAGATGCAGGTAATAATATTTTAGAAACAAATGACCCTTCGCGATTCCCGATTGAGAATTATTCGTTTGAATATCCGCTTTCAAAAGACCAATATAACACGCTTAAAGATGCGCCAAACCAACAGATAACAGTTAATGACGGCACTAATTATCTTAATGGTTGGATAGATAAGATTGAATACAGCCGTAACACAGGATTGACTAAAATATCGTTAATAAATATCAACACATGATAACACCTATTCCGAATCAACCTTTAGTTTTCAATCAGGTTGCTGATGAGTGTAATGATTCGCTTGAAAAACAATATTGCGCAAAGTTCACCACTACCGATGAAATTTACGTTCAATTTAAAAACGAACCATGCGAAGAAAATGAGTTTTGCAAATTTAACCCGGAATGGGGCGATGACTTAATTACTAACGGCACATTTATGACAGACCCTTCGCCAGAATGGACTATGTCATTAGCAACGTGGGATAATGTAAATAACCGTGTAGTATTGGCCGCTTCAGATTCGTTTTATCAGGATATTTCAACAATGGTAACCGCTCAAAAGTGGCGCGTTACGTTTACAATATCGCAATACTCGGCAGGAACTTTAAATGTAGCTTTAACAGGTCAATTATCATCAATACAAGGCGATGATGTAACGGCTGATGGTACTTATGTGCAGGAAATAACACTTGCCGGTGATGATAGCAATACACCAATTACACGAATATCATTTGTTACCGGTGTAGGTTGGGTTGGGAACTTGGATAGTGTAAGACTTGAACATATAGTTGATTCATGCTATGATATTTTAAATGATTGGACTTTGAATGCAGATGGAACATTGCAGCATGATACAGGTGCAGATTCATCATTATTTAAAGGTGCAGGTGATTTGGTAGTAGGTAATTACTACCGCGTTACTATTGTTACCCAAAATAGTACAGCAGGTAGTCTTTATTTAAGAAGTTCGGCAGGCGGTAATATTTATTCTGAAATTATTGAAGGCCAATATAAATACTACTTCACAGCTTTAACTACTGATTTATATGTAAATGCTACATCTAACTGGGATGGGCAAATAGTTTCGATTGAAATTGATACTATGAATAAGTTAGGTGTTGGTGATATTTACCTGCACTTAAATGATGATAATGACGATGCTGATTTAAGTAATTACCTGCATTATGAAGGTGATTGTATTACACTCAAATTCACATGGGAAGATGCCGTTGAAGTATTGGCGCGAACACCTGAGCCGCAATGTTGCACATTGAATTATATTGATGCCTGCAATTACGATGAAGTAATGGAATCAAATTGCATGGAGTTCAGAACTGAACACGACTGCACAAAGTTAATTGTAGCGAATAACAGTTGTTCAGCTTTCGGTTTTGACTTTTCAATATTCCGGTTGTCGCAACGCATACCGTTTATCAAATTCAATCCGCTTTATCCTTTCAGAAATGAATACATAACCGGCAGCGATGGAGTGCTTAAAAGGTACTATGCCGAGCGCGAAAAGAAATACACCGCAAAGGTTGATTATGTAGATGAGCCGGTGCATGATTGTTTATCTATTCAATTATTGTCAGATGAATTAATGATTGATGGAACTGAATACTTTTGCATCAGCAAAGATTACTCACCGGATTGGGCAACTGATGGAAAGATGAATGTAGCACAATCTAAATTTGAAATTGAGAAAGTTGATAACGTAGTATTTAATAACTCATGCTGCAATGATAGCAATTGCGTTATGGCTAAGGCAGGCGGTGCATGGGGTTATGAAAGCTGGACTGAAGTAGAAAGGTGGAACTACTTCCGTGAGTATTTGGCATTTAACGGTAACGGATTTGATGAAGAATGGCGATTCGTTTTAAAATCAGTAAAAGTAAATGGCATCGAGTACATAAATGGTTATTATCCAACACTTACAATAACTTGGGATGTGGCCGGTGTATTTTCGCCTGCATTGATAATCGAAAAGCGGCACGATAACAGGAATATTCCTTATCATGTAATGAATAACCTGAATGACTATACTACATTTATCCAAAATGTAAATCAGTTTGTAAATCGTTATACAGTTCCGCATGGCATTGAATTTTTTGATAACATGACTATTGCTCAATGGTGTGGAAATCCTACATTTGAAATCATTATGGATAAATATTATGATACATTTTCAACGGTTGATCCATCAAACGAATGGCATTGGAGAAATGACGGAATCAGTATTTATAACGGACTTAATCAGGTTGAACATGAAGAAACATGGCTGATAGAGAACATATAATGCAGCATACAAAGCCAGCTGAGTTTTGGGGGCAATTGACCGATGAAAACAAACGTGCTTTCACCACTATTGCCCACATTATACGCAGTCAGGTTGATGTTGCATTGCGTGTATATTGTTACGGTTCGCGTGTTGGCGGATATTGGCGCGAAGATTCAGATTATGATATAGTAGTTGGAAGTTGTAAATCGTATCATAAAGAAAAATTATATAAATTGAAATTCCCTTACAAGGTGGATTTAAAAATATCAGTTAGTAAAAACATAAATTATATCGAAATACCATGACATCGCAACAAATAGTAGATGCATTAGAAGCAGGTACGCTGATTATACCGCCTCAGCAGCGCGAAATATTACAGGCATTAGCGGCAGTAGTAAACGGTTCGGCTGATGCCGGGTACGTTACAATAGTTGATGAACTTGAAGCCGGCACTTTAGTAATCGAACCAACCTACCGCGAAATACTTGAAGCACTTGCAGCGGTTCAAAATGGTTCAGTTGATGCGGGTTATGTAGCTATTGTAGATGAATTGCAGGCAGGAACTATCAACGTGCCGCGCGATTACCGCGTAATTTATCAGGCAATAGCTGATATTATCAATAGTGCGGTTCCCGCAACACCCGACATCGAATTTATTGCCGATGGCGCAACCTTTACAGGGTTCGGCCTAAACGCACCTGTCGGAGTTGATAACATTTCTGTGGATTGGGGCGATGGTAACACGGAACTGTTTAGCGGGGATGGAAACACAAATGAATTAGCACACACCTATGCTGATTCTGACCCTTATACGGTTTCAGTAACTGTTACAGGGGCAACTGAATTTATAGTTAATTATGATGATGGCGTAGGGGCTGATAGTTTGTTGACAGTATTAACAATGCCTGCAAGTATTTTAGATTTTAATGTTGGGTTTAATTCTAACTTAACAAGTATTGATACAACAGGGTTAATAGGTTGTACTTCTTTTCAATGTAGTGCTTGCACATCATTAACAATACTTGACACGACAGCATTAACAAGCTGTAGCTATTTTGTTTTTAATGGCTGCACATCATTGAGTACTATTGACACAATAGGGCTAACAAGTTGTACTAATTTTGCTGGTTATAACTGCACATCATTATCTACCATTGACACGACAGGGTTAATAAGTTGTACTACGTTTGATTGTAGAAATTGCACATTAGACGTTACAAACGTAAACAACGCCTTAATAAACATAGAAGCAAACGGACTATCAAACGGAAGTTTCGATTCAAGCGGCCAAACACCCGCAGCCGTACCAACAGGAGCAGGTGCAACGGCATCAGAAGATTTAGTTAGTAATGGCTGGACTGTGTCGGTAGATGCTTAAAAACTAAAAAAACATGAAAACACTACTATTCATACTACTATCACTATCCGTAAGTGGTCAACAAATCATCAGTTGCGATGATTTTGAAAATGGCTTGAATGGATGGCAATTCACCTATCCTACTAACCATGTAAATTCATGGAAGGTATCAACGGCAGCGGGCAATGGTAATAGTATGTTTGTTACATGCGATAACACAAACTTCAATTACTGCAACGCAACATCAGGAACTGAAAGGATAGTTGTGTGGAAGTCTTTTAACACGGCTCAATGCAACGGTGATTTATTGATTACTTATAATTGGAAAGGTTTTGGAAACGGTACATTCGATTATGGTTCGTGGGGTTTAAGCAATAACCCTACATCGGTTAACAGTTGGAATATTTACACAACTGCACACAGCGGCACTAATACATGGGTAAGTGCATCACTGTTGCTAACATCAAATTGGACTATGTTTTATAATGCAAGTCTTAAATTCGGATTTACGTTTGATTACAATAGTAACACAATAGGCAGTTCATCATTCGCATTCGATAATTTCTGCATCAAATGTTTTCAAGCACCGCTATCACTCGATACCACAACAGCACAAAGTCAAACTTACATCATTGAAGATAATCCGATAATTAAATTAATTGACATCGCAGGCCGCGAAATAACCGAACCTAAAGGACTTTATTTTATTGTGCGTAAATTTGGCAAGCCGCAAAAAGCATTTAAATTATGAAAGACAAATCAACAGGAATAGTATTCATTGCAACAGGCGCGCCAGAATATGGTTGCATGGCTGCTGCATTAGCCGCGTCTATTCTTGCAACTGAATATATTAGCATATCATTATACTATCATGGTAATGCTATTGCCCGGTTATCCGATGCAGAAAAGAATCTATTTGCATCAGTAGAATTATTGCCCGATAAATACATAATGAATGGGGTTAAAAAGTTGCCATTTAAGCCAAAGGTATATTTGCATAAAATCACACCTTACAAACAAACATTATATCTCGATGTAGATATGGGGTGGAACCCGGCAAAGAAAGTAAGCGAATTAATTAAATCATTTGGCGAACGCGAATTTGTTACTATTTGCGAAGGGTACAACAACGCAAATAAGCGTTATCAAACATGGGCTAATATTGATGATATTAAACGTGCGTATAATGTTACTGATATTCCGCAAACACGAACCGAATTAATTTACTTTGAAAAAAATGAAGTAAGCAATGCAATATTTAGCAAAGCTGCTGAAGTGTTTTTAAAGCCATTAGTAAACTTTTCAACCTACGGCAGTCATACGCCTGATGAGTTGGCTTTTAATATTTCATGCGCTTTAAATGGCTATAAATTAGATAAATTCTCACCTATCTATTGGCACTATTTGCACAAAGGCGTTAAATGGAATAGTAACTATGCCTATTCAATGGGTGGGGCAGTTACTTCAACAGAACAGAAACGAATTTACAACGGCATCATTCAGAATGCTTATTATAAATTAGGACTACAACGGTCGTACAAGTACATCGACAAAAAATATTTTGCCAAAAATTACAAAGTACTGTAATTATGAAATTCACACCACAACAGATACAAGAGTATCTTACCGACAAAACAAAAGTTTACCGCCAAAAAGAATACACCGTTAAAAGTGCGGCAAAGGTCGAAGTACATATCGATGGAATCTATCCCGAAAAACTGATTGAAGAACGCAGGCCTAACGAATCGGAATCAGTAAAGGCATACCGCGAAAAAATATATGTACCTATTACAAAAGATGCACCTGCCCGCGTGTTATCATCGCTTCAAAAGATTCGCAAGTCAGATGACTGGATAATTCAATATCCGAATGACGAAAATTCGATAATTGCTGAAGAAGAAACATTAAAGGAATATTGCGAAGAGTATTTTCCGGGATTCACATCAGTTACCAATTATATGTTTAGTGTTTACCTGCAAGCAATGGCAGGTGATGCTAATGCCGTTTGCGTTGTTGCGCCATTGACATTCGATGTTGAAGAAACCGAATACTATAAACCAATTCCAAACATATTCAAATCAAAAAACATAATTGATTACCGGCAGGGTAAATATCTTGTTGCCGTTAACGAAGATGATGATTATAAAAAGTACTACTTCATTACTAATGAAGAAATAATAATATACGGTGAGCGAAAACAGCATGAATATACTGAAGAATTGCG